GGTAATCGCGGACTCGGAGGTGTCAGGGCACTCCGAGTCCGCGACGTCGTGGGCGCGGTGGCTCTTCACCGCGGTTACCTGGGCGGACACGATCAGCCATCGCTCGCGTCGTCGTCTGATCAGCTCGACCAGGCCGGCGATGCCCACGATCACCAGGCACGCACCGCCCACGAGCAGCGTCACCGCGACCTCGACGTCCATGTCCGCCTCCCAGGGATGAGGCCCGCCCCGAGCCAGCAACTGTGACGAAGTCGGCCCGGGACGGGTGCTCCGCAGTCTGTCCAGCTGGCCGCGTGAGCCATCTGACCGTACAACCTGCGTGCGCAGATTGCGTAGACGCCCATCCGGGGGAACTGCGTGCGCTCACGGATCGTGCAGACTGTTCCGCATGACGGAGCACGGCCATGGTCCGGCGGACTACAAGAAGCGCCTCGGTGAGCGCATCGCCGAGTTGATGGAGGCTGCCGGGACCAGCAAGGACCAGGTCGAGAAGCTGCTGGAGTGCTCGCCGTCGAAGGTCAACCGGATCCTCCGTGGCGACGTCGCGGTGAACGCCGCTGAACTGCGGTTGCTGCTCGACCACTTCAAGCTCAAGGGCACCGAGCGGGACGAGATGGTGCAGCTGGGCGAGGAGGCACGACGGCGCAGGCCGGCGACGCCATGGGGCTCGGCCGTTCCTGAGGCGTTGAAGAAGTACTTCCCGACCGAGGAGACGGCGCTCCTGATTCGGACCTACGACCCCGAGGTCATCCACGGCTTGGCGCAGACGGAGGACTACGCACGGGCGCTGATCTCATCCAATCCGGTTCACCGACCGGGCGACGTCACACGGCTGGTCCAGGCTCGAATGGCGCGGCAGCAGCGGCTGAACGGCGCGAATCCTCCCGAGCTGCACATGGTGCTCTCCGAAGGTGCCCTCCACCGTGAAGTCGGCGGACCGGAGGTGATGAAGGCTCAGCTCCAGCACCTGGTCGAGCTGTCGAAGCGGCCGAACATCACCATCCAGGTGGTCACCTTCAAGACCGGCGCGCACGTCGCGGCCGGTTTCTCCTTCGTGCTGTTCACCCCACCCGACCGTCCGGTGGTCGCGTACACCGAGAACTTGACGGACGGCTTGTTCGTCACCGAGCCCGGCCGAACCGAGACCTACGACGCCTTGACGTGGCCGGCTCTGCTGACCAGCGCGAATAACGCAGAGAGCTCGCGCAAGTTGCTCAGTAGGCTGAGCCAGCAACTGTGACGACCAGAATCGGAGGTGCGGGCGATGACCCCGGACCTGAGTCGGCTGCGATGGCGCACGTCGTCGTACTCCGGCAGCAACGGCGGGAGCTGCGTCGAGCTCGCATGGGAGACAACGGTCTTCGTGCGCGACAGCAAGAACCCTGAGGGTGGCGTGCTTGAGCTGGACAAGGGCACGTTCGCCAAGTTCACCGACGCCGTGAAGCACGGCAGCTTCACGGCCTGAACAGCACGCAGCCCCCGGTGCACAGGAGCCGGGGGCTGTGTCGTGCTGGTCAGACGCCGTGCGTCGCCTTCACGTAGCTGGTGGCCTCGGCCTCAGTCCGACGCACGCTGACGGTCTTGCCATGCGTCAAGGTGGCCAATTTCCACGCTTCACCCGGCCATGGGCCGGAGCCGTCTTCCCCGCGCCACACCGCACCGATCACGGTGTCGCCGTCCTGGATCAGGGTGGCGTCGTCAGGGATGTTGGCGGTCAGCTTGTGCACCGGAGCTCCTTCTGTCATTTGCCGGGATGGTAGTCATGCGGCTGGCTCCCAGGTCGCCCCGCACCAGACGCAGAACGCGGTGCCGAGTGCCCGGGGGTTGGTGGTGATCTCGTGGTAGCCAGGTGAACCGTCGACCACGCACCGGTCGTCCGGTATGCACTCCGGGACGAGCCCGAGGTCACGGACAGCCGGCGTGACGTGGACTGGACACCAGACGCAGGTCACCAGACCCTGGCCGGTGTCCACCCAGTCGTGCTCGATGGCCATGGTCAGGCTCCGACCGTGCCCCGGAACTCCGGGCACATCAACGGGATGCCAACCACCAGCGCCTGAGCCTCTCCAGGGGCCGAGGCACTCCCCAGGTGCCTGGACATCCAGATGGCCGGCGTGATGTTGGCGGGCAGGCTCGCCATCGTGTTGCAGTCGTCAAGCACCAGCTCGTACGCGTCCCGGTAGAGGGAGGGCAGCACCAGCGGCACACCGTCGGCTGCCACCGCCCGGTCCACCCGCTCCTGGAGGCTCATCACCTGGGCGGTGGTCGTGGGAGCCGGCGTCGGCTGCTGGTCGTGTAACCTGCCGGCGAGCACTCCGACCGTGATCAGCAGCCCCAGAATCACGGCGCTGACGGTCACCCAAATGGCCCAACTTTTCTTATTGATCACCGCTGTGTCTCCGCCTCAGTCAGGCGAGTTCCTCGGTCGAAACTCGCGCGATAACTGGGCGCACGACGCTTCGGCGCGACCTGCGTCTTTGCAGGTCAGCACGACGCTTGGATCGTCGATACCAGATTGGTATCCGGTGAGTTCCAAGCTCCCGGCGAGGTGCATCCCAGGCTCCTACCAGGCAAAACAGTACACGATCCCGAACAAGGGTTGCGTGCACGACGCTTGCTCAAGCTATACCTTCGCCCTCGAAGTGGAGGGGTGATGATCATGAGCAGCCGCTTGGAAGACCTGCTGAGATCGTTCCGGCGAGACCTTCGAGCCGAGGGCAAGAGCCCACACACGATCACCACGTACTCGGCCGCGCCGCTCTTCTACGCCGAGTGGCTGGCTCGCAACGGCCACGAGTCGACGACGGACAACCTGACCCGGGACCTGATCCGGGACTGGATGATCGACCTGTCCGCCGTCAGCGAGCCGGCCACCGTCCAGACCCGGCATAAGGGGCTGCTGAGATTCTGCCTGTGGGCGGTGGCCGAGGAGCTCATCGACGCAAACCCGATGGCCAACCTGAAGTCGCCGACCGTGCCGATCAAGCCGGTGGAGCTGCTCAGCGACGACGAGATCGCCGCGCTGTTGGGCACGTGCAAGACCAAGAGCTTCTACGACCGCAGGGACGAGGCCATCATCAGGCTCCTGATGGACTGCGGAGTCCGGGTGGGCGAGCTGTGCTCGTTGGAGGTTGAGCAGATCGACCTCGACGCCGAGGGCGCGCTCATCGTCGGCAAGGGCCGCAAGCCCAGGATGATCTACTTCTGCGCCAAGACCAGCCGGGCCCTGGACCGGTACCTCCGCGACCGCCTTAAGCACCCCCACGCGCACGAGCGGGCGCTCTTCCTCGGCCAGCGGGGTCCGATGAAGACGGACGGCGTCCGCTGCATGCTGAGGGATCGTGGGGCCCTTGTCGGCATCAAGGGTGTCCACCCCCACCGCTTCCGCCACAGCTTCGCCCACGACTTCCTCATGGCCGGCGGTCAGGAGCGCGATCTCAAGAGGCTCGCCGGCTGGTCGTCGGACACGATGCTGGAGCGCTACGGCCTCGCCGCCGCAGACGCCCGCGCCAAGGCCGCAGCACAACGCTTGGGTCGAGGAAACAGGGTCTGACTCATTACTTCGTTCGGCCTAACTTCTCTCGAATCCGTACAAGAATCCTTGCTACACAAGGGCTTCTCGGCGCTGATCAACTTGTGCACGACGCTCACGCTGTGTTGGAGTGCGTCCACTACTGGACCGCACCGCACCGGAGGAGCTGACGTGAACAGGACGTGCCGATGGCTGACACCGACAAGTCGCTTCAGATGCGCGCAGCGGCTCTAGCCAAATGGGCCAAGACTCCGGATCATGCTGCCGCCATGCAGCCGGCTTGCCGAGGGTGGCTGGCCAAGCTGGCAAAGGAAGTCGATCCCGAAGGTGTTCTGCCAGAAGGAGTCCGTCTTCAGCGCGCGGAAGATCTACGTCGAGCCAAGATGATCGAACTAGCCCGCAGATCAGCGATCGTCCGTCGAGCGCGGAAGCTCGGTCGCTGAACTACCCTTGAACCCGCGAAGGCCCTGCCGCTTCCTCTCGTCGGCAGGGCCTTCGTCCACTTCGGTCACTTCTTCTTCGAGGGCTCCCTCAGCGATACGGCGATCCGTTCGAGACCGGCGTTGGTCTTGCCCAGGAGGTCGGTGACGGTCGTCAGCACCTGAATCAGCTTGGCGAGGTCTTCGCGGATCCCATCGATGGACTTCACCGCAGAGGCCGTGACCGCCTTCTCAGCGGCCGACACCGGACACCAGCTCATTTCTCTTGTCCGTCAGCGACTTGAGCAGGTTCTCGCCGAACGTGCGCTGCCGTGCCTTGACGACGTCCTCCAGGATCCGGTCGTCCATCGCGCCCAACGCCTCCTTCGGCACCCGCAACACGAACTGGTACTTGAGGCTGTCGTCCTGGCTCAGGAAGTCGTAGTCCTCGTCGGACTCCTGGACCGACAACTCCATGACCGGCGGCAGCGTGACCTTGTCCTCATGGATGGCCCAGAACGCGCCCCGCAGCATGATGGCTGCCTCGGACACCATCCCGGTGTATTCATCTTCGGTAAGCGTCTCGACGTACCGCCGGGGCACCACCACGGTCAGGAAGAACCTGTCGTCGATCTGGTACACACGTGGGGCGATCTCGCCGCTGTCCCAGGCATTCATCTCAGTCCTCGAAGTTCAGGTCGCTGACGGGGAAGCCGTTGTAGCGGCCCGAGTGGCGCACCATCCGCAGGTTGTGCACGCTCTCGGCCAGCTGGTTCTTGCTGATCTGCCAACGCTTGGTGATGTCGGCCAGGTCCGTGAAGATCTTGGCCAGCTGGGCAACCTGCTCGTCGGAGAGCTCCACTAACGCGGCCTTGACGCGCTCCGTGTCGCCCCCCAGGGCGTACCTCAGGACCGCGACGCGGGTGAAGTAGGGATCGGTGCGCTCTGGCCCAACGGCCTTGGGCAGCTCGACCTTCTGCTTGGGCTCGCTCACAGCACCGTCACCTTCTTGTCCTCGGTCGGCTTGAAGCCGTTCCACAGCCGCTCAGCGTGGGCCAGGCGGACGTTGTCGTAGCCCTCGTCGGTCCAGCTCTCCCGGTCGTACTGAGCGGGCAGCTGGACGCAGTCCTCGGGCAGCACGTACTCACCCGGCAACAGCTGGGCGTCGAACCAGACCGTGGGCTCATCCCAGACGATGACCCGGACGCTGCCGCCGGGCTCGCTCGCGTATTGCATGACGGTGCCCCAGCCTTCGGTGTTGTGTCCTACCTGGACGTGCACCAGGCTCGGCCGCTCGTAGTCAGGGTCCCTCCACTCGCGGTCGCCGTTGGGCAACGTCATGCCGGTGTAGCCGATCTGCTCGTCGGTCAACGGCTTCTCCTCGCTGAGGCTGGACTCCAGGCCGGCGAAGAGCTTGTAGAGCGCCTCGACGATCTCGACGTCGCAGGGCATCGACTTGACCTCGCGCAGCGCCGTCGTGACGGCGTCGGTCGGGTGCGTCTCCGGCTCGTTCGCCCTGATCTCGCGGTAGGCCCGGAAGATCGGGTAGTGCTCCAGCGTCCGGCGGTAGCGCTGCCCAGAGGTCCTCATGCGTTCTCCTTCTCGATGACGGTGACGTGGTGCGCCGTGCTGGCCTGGTGAAGTGCCGCCCAGGCGGCGTCAACCTCGCGTCGGTGGCTGCGCTCGCTGTGCTGCGCCAGCACCCAGTACCCCACGCCCAGGACAGCCAGAAGGCCGACCCACAACAGCAGCAACAATGAAAACCCTATCGTCGCCGCAAAGAATAGAATGGTCGAGATTGTGCCCAGGGCCAGGCCGCAGACCATCACGCTGAGACGGACGGATCCGGCCCAGTTGGCGATCCGAGTGACCGAGGCATCGACCCTGTTAGTCGACGTGCTCATGGTGTTACCGTAGCACATGGAACAGTTCGAAGTGGAGGACCAGAGTGGTATCGACAGTCCTCGCTAACGAGAGCCTCGGTAGCAGCGCAAAGCTCGTCTACCTCGTTCTCGCGTCGAGTCAGAAACAGGTGGTCAACATGAGCCTGGCCACGCTTGTGAAGCAGACGTCGATGGCCAGCACGACCGTGCGCAGGGCGGTCAAGGAGCTGGTCGCGGCAGGGTTTCTCCAGGTGGAGCGCACCGTGCGGATCCCTGGCGTTGACAGCCGGCCAGGCCCCAGCAGGTACACATTGCTGGGTTATCAGGCTTCCTGATATCGATTAGCAAGGAACCTTGATACACAGATAACCCCCACCTGCTACAAAGGTTGCTACAAACCAAGTCCGGGTTGTCGATCAAGGTCATCTCGGTGGCAAGATGGACCCGAGACAGCAAGAAGCCCCGCGTCTGTGGAGGACGCAGGGCTTCTCGAAAGAATTATTTTCAGTAGGTGAATGCATTCTTCGCGGGCTGCATTCACGGTATTCTTTGGAAAGGAACATCAGGCCATGTCAGGGTACCAGTCTGAGATGACTCCCTCAAAGCTCGAAGACGCCAAGCTGCCGGACCAGGTTGGACAGGACGACCGGCAGCAGCAGTACGACGAGACCGAGATCTTCTCGATGGTCCGCCGCAGGGCGATCAAGTTCGCGTCCAAGGACCTCACCTACCGAGGCGTGCTCGCGCTGACCGCGCTGGGCTTCTACGTCCGTCGTCCCGATGAGGAGCCGCACCCCAACGACCAGACGTGCTGGCCGTCGCTCCCCACCTTGGCCAGGGAGGTGCGGTGCTCGGTCGACCTCATGCGCAAGGGCCTGCGGGAGCTGGAGTCTGAGGGCGTCCTGGCGATCGAGCTCCGGTTCAACGAGAAGGGCTCGCCGACCAGCTCGCTGTACACCCTGCACGACCAGGCCGGCGAGACCTGGTTCCTGGGGGTGGTCGCTACTAGCAACCAGGGTGATGTCTCCCAGGCACCAGGGGTGGTAGCCAACGCCAACCAGGGTGGTAGCCAACAGCAACCAGGGGTGGTTGCTACTGACGACCAGGGTGGTAGCCAGTACCTACACGAACAGACCAGGCACCAGATCAGGCACCAGACCACGGGGTCAGACCAGGTCGTACACACATCTTCTTGTGCGCCACCCCCCGAGCAGCTGACTGACGTGGCCTGCGGCCACAAAGAAGACGCGAGGCAGATCGAGACCATCAACCCGCCCAAGGACACCGCACGCCCACGCTTCCGTCGTTCAGGTGACTTGGCCGAGAAGAAGCCGGCGCGGTCCCGCAAGGCCACCAAGAACGCCGCGTTGCCTGATCACCGGTACGACCGTGAGGCCCTGGACCTCTTGGCCGACTACGCACCCAGCCACGACTGGCGGCCGTACTGGGAGCGCCTGGTGGCCGGCAAGAAGCCCGGCGAGGTGATCGAGGAGCCCTGGGTCACACAGCTCCAGTCGATCCTCTGCTATTTCCTGGTTGACGAGCAGTACGAGCCGAAGCTGATGAACGACACCATCGACAAGATCCTGGGCACCTTCACACACGAGGCGTACGGCGACGACACCAAGACCAGGAAGGTTGTCGTAACCCACGATCGGCCGGACAAGCCGTTCCACACCAGCACCCTGCGAACCTTCTTCTTCAACTGCTGGCACATGGACGACACCAGGACCACGGTGCTGAAGGCGCGGACCCATGAGCAGGTGGTCGAGGCGTTCGAGACCGAGCACGCCGAGAACGAGGCGCGCAAGGCGGAGCACGACAAGCAGCGTGCGGCCCAGACTCCCGAACAGCAGGCCGAGAGCCGGGCCATGCTCACGCGAATGAGCAACCGGGTGCGCGGCGACGTGGCCCAGGAGCCGGCCGTTGAGGTCAAGATCTTGACCTCAACCGAAGGTGATCAAGAGTCACGCTCGGTTAATACCCTGGAGAAGGGTATTAGCTCTGACCAGCCCGACGCCGTCGAGCTGCCCGTGGCCATCCCCATGCAGCGTGACGAGGAGGAACACTCCACCGTGGACCGCAACCGCATCCAGCAGCTGGCCGCCAAGAGCCGCAACCGCGAGCGGGCCAAGACCGAGCAGGGCCGTCGCGAGCTCCTGGCCAAGCTGCACGAGCGGGAGATCAACGCGCTTCTCGACGCCGCGCCCGAGGAGATGGACGAGCTGAACGAGGCGTTCGCCCGTGACCGGGTCGGCGAGTACGTCAGCCAGAAGTCCGAGCACATCACGCTGCGGGAGAAGCACTTGGGCGACCTGCTGGTGGGTGTCTGATGCACGAGCCGCCCTTCGAGATCGTCCACACGGACCCCCAGAGCGACCTGTGCACGATCCGATGGAGGTGGGCCGAGTCCACCACCCCGCAGGAGCGTGAGGCCGACATGCGGCTCCTGGGGGCCGTCATCGAGTCGATGGTCCGAGACACAGAGCGGATGGTCGATGAGATGGTCTTCGGCCGGCCGCAGGTGCCCACCCAGATCACGGACCCACCGAAGCTCACCTACGACGACATCCGGCGCTGCTACGAGCTGATGGCGAAGCGCGGCTACGAGTAGGTAAACACCGCTTACTCACCGTGATAACCATTTAAAATGGTCGTATAAGGAACCTTATATTCGATAACGATTAGGTAGTTGAAGTGCCCAACTACCTTCACAAACCTGCGGAAATGCGCGTTCCGCACGTAACCTTCGCTTGACGGTCAACTTGACGCGAAGGTGCTTTACGTGTCGGACTTCCGCAGCACAGAGCAGCAGATGGTTGAGGCGAACCGTAACGCCGAGATCATCCGCATGCTCACGGCCGGAGTCAGCGCTCAACGAGTCGCCGAACACTTCACGCTCACGCGCCAGCGCATCCACCAGATCAAGCAGGCGCATCTACAGTCGATTCCGGCCGAAGCGGTCCATGAGCACCGCGTCGCGATGCTAGAGCGCCTGGAGGAGCAGCGGTCGCGTCTGTCCCCCATCGCGACCAGCCAGCACCCTCGCGTGGCCGTCAACGGCAAGGTCGTGCGTGAGGGTCTGCCGGAGATCGTCGAGGACGACGAGGGCAATGTCAGCGCCGTCATCAATGATGGCCGCGGTTCCATTGTTCTCGATCCCACCATCAACATTCAGGCCGAGCAGGCATTGCTGAAGGTGGAAGACCGCGTCGCCAAGCTTCTTGGCCTGGATTCCGCCGTCAAGGTGGAGAACAGCGGCAGCGTCGAGATTAAGTACACCGTCCATGGCGTTGACGTGGACAACCTGTGACCGCCGCCGTGATGGAAGTCAGCTACCGCGTTTACGGCGCTGCCGCCGAGATGATGAACTCTCGCGCACCCGAGATCATGCTGGCGGGTCCTGCCGGCACCGGGAAGTCCCGAGCATGCATGATCAAGATCCACCTGACGATGATGAAGTACCGCAAGGCGAAGACGCTCGTGGTGAGAAAGACACAGAAATCATTGTCTGCCTCATTCATTGAGGAGTTCGAGGACGTCATCAAGGAAGCCCTTGATTCCGGCATGGTGACGTTCTTCGGCGGTTCCGTCCGCAAGCCGGCGCAGTACCAGTACTCGAACGGTGCGACCGTCACCCTCGGTGGTCTAGACGACCCGGTGAAAATCATGTCGACGCAGTACGACCTCGTCTACGCGCAGGAAGCCACCCAGCTGTTCGAGGTCGACTGGAACAGTCTGAACACCCGGCTGCGCAACGGACGCACGTCACGTGCCTTGTTGATGGGCGACTGCAACCCCGACGCCGAGACGCATTGGTTGAAGCAGCGGGCAAACCGTGGTGATCTCCTGATGCTGCACAGCGTCCACAAGGACAACCCGCGCTACTTCAACCGCGACGGCACTCCCACCGAGGAGGGCGCGGCCTACCTCGCCAGGCTGCACAAGCTCACCGGGGTGTTCCGCGAACGCATGTTGTTCGGTCGCTGGGCTTCTGCCGAGGGCGCGATCTTCGAAGACTTCGACCCGTCGATCCACCTGATCTCGTTGGGCGAGCGCCAGCTGGTGTTCGGCAAGGACACCCCGTTGTGCAAGGCCGGCCTGCCGTGGTCCTGGCCTCGCTACTGGGCAATCGACTTCGGGTACGTGAACCCGTTCGTTCTTCAGCGGTGGGCTGAGATGCCAGACGGCGAGCTGCTGCTGTACGGCGAGATCTACATGACCCACCGGCTCGTCCGTGAGCACGCCCAGGACGTCCTCAACCAGGTGACCCGCATGGGCACCAAGGAGGACGGCAACGAGGGCAAGCGCGTGTGGCTGGAGCCCAAGCCGCAGGCCATCGTCACCGACCACGACGCCGAAGGCCGAGCGGACTTCGAGTCCGTTGTGGGCATGCCGACCACCGCTGCCGACAAGGCCGTGCTTGAGGGCCTCCAAGATGTGCAGGCGCGCTTCAAGGACGCCCGTCTCTTCCTTCTGCGAGACGCCCTCGTCGAGCGCGATCAGATCCTGGCTGCGCAGTCGCTGCCCACCTGCACGATCGAAGAGGTCCCGGGCTACATCTGGGACCAGGCCAAGGAAAAGCCAGTAAAAGCGAACGACCACGGCATGGACCCGATGCGCTATGTCGTGCGCCACCGGGACAAGGGCCGCTCCAAGTACATCCGGTGGGTGAGGTAGCCATGGCCGTTCTCGATCCTCAGCACACCAGCGTGCTGGACTCCACCCTCAGGCACTTCAAGCCGAAGGTGGTCGACTCCCCGAAGCCCAAGGGCGTCAAGACCAAGCGTCTGCTGGCGTGGGCTGGCCGCAACTCCAAGGTGCTGCGCAACGGCCTCTTCGCCACCGTCGGCTTCGGCTCCCCTGTCGTGGCCGCCTTCGAGTGGCAGTCCTGGGCCGGTTGGTGCGCCCTGGGCGTCGCTGCCCTGTTGTGGGACAAGGCGGTGACGGATGAGCGTTCTCGCTAACGTCGCCCGGTCCTTCCGCGCTGGCACCACACGTCCGTCGCCTGTCCCGCTCGGCGACCGGATCGCCAGCGGTCTGCTCACCGCGCTCCAGAACAACAACGACCCCGACGCGCAGATGCGGTTGCTGACCCGCAACGGCACGCTGTTCGCCACCATCGAGCTGCTGTCCTCGTCGGTGGCCGAGGTCGACTGGCACCTGTTCCGGCACTCCAACGGCCGTGGCCGCATCTCTGGTCCCGACCCGCGCCGTGAGGTCGACTCGCACGCAGCGTTGGACCTGTGGAACCGGCCGAACGACTTCATGGACCGGGACTTCTTCGTCGAGCTCACGCAGCAGTACATCGACGTGACCGGCAAGGCGCATTGGATCCTCGACCCGTCACCGGTCGGTCCGCTGAGCATGTGGCCGGTCATGCCCAGCCGCATGGTTCCTGTGCCCGACCGCAAGAAGTTCCTCGCGGGATGGGTCTACCTGGCCCCGAACGGCCAGCAGATCCCCTTCACCACCGACGAGGTGATCTGGATCCGCAAGCCGCACCTGCTCGACCCCTACGACGGCCTGAGCGCGGTCGAGCCGTTGATGTCCGACATCGAGTCGGCCCACTACATCTCGGAGTGGAACCGCAAGTTCTTCGAGAACTCCGCCCAGCCGGGCGGCTTCGTGCAGTTCCCCGAGCGCCTGTCCGACGACCAGTTCGACGAGCTGACCGAGCGCTGGGACGAGCAACACCGAGGGGTAAACAAGGCGCACCGTGTGGCCTTCCTGGAGATGGGCGCGACCTGGCAGCCGGGTGGCTACTCGATGGCGGACATGCAGTTCGCCGAGCTGCGCAAGGACAGCAGGGACGTCACGTATGAGGGCTTTGGCGTCAGCAAGGGAATGCTGGGCGTGGTCGACGACGTCAACCGCGCCAACATCGAGGGCTCCGAGTACATCTACTCGAAGTACCGGCTGCGCAACAGGCTCAAGCGCATCCGCAGCGCCGCCAACAACCAGCTGCTGCCCAAGTTCGGCGCGACTGGCGCGGGCGTCGAGTTCGACTTCGAGGACCCGGTGCCGGCTGACTGGCAGGCCGACTCGGCGACTCTGCGGGAGCAGGGCAAGGCCGCGCTGGAACTGATCGAGGCCGGCTATCACCCCGAGGACGTCACCGACGCCGTGGGCATGCCGCGCATGCGTTACCTCGGCCCTCCGGCCCGCCTGGCGCTGCCCTCGCCCGCCCAGGAAGCCGCTGACACCAACGCCAACAACACCTCGCAGGGAGACGCCTGATGCCCGCGATTCCTGTGCACCACACCGCGACGGTGGACACGGTCTGGGACGCGACTGCCGCCGTCTCCGCCATGCCCAACGACGAGGCGGCGTTGCACTACTGCCACGCCTGGGAGACGGACAACCCCGGGGACGTCAAGGACGACTACTCGTTCCCGCACGCCACGTCCAAGGGTGGGCCGGCGAACGTCCGCGCGTGCCGCAACATCCTGGCGCGGGTCGGCAACAGCGGCATCCCCGAGGGCGACAAGGAGGGCGTCCGCAAGCACGCCCAGGCGCACCTCGACGACGCCAACAAGAAGGCCGGCAACTCCAGCCGTCTGCTGGTGCCCGCAGGCGTGCACAACACGCTGCGTCGCATCCACGCGTTGGCCGGACCGCAGCCCGAGCGCAAGTGGTACCGGTTCACCAACGACAGCAGCGGTGAGTCCGTGCTGCACGTCTTCGGCTCCATCGGCGGCTGGTTCGGCGTGAACGCCGAGGACTTCGCCGCAGACCTCGCCGAGGTCTCTGGCCCGCTCCAGGTGCACATCAACTCCGGTGGGGGCGATGCCTTCGAGGGCATCACGATCGCCAACATGCTGCGCAACCACAGCAGCACGGTCAATGGCACCGTGGTGGGACTTGCTGCCAGCGCCGCCTCGATCATCGCGATGGGCTGCGACTCGCTGACCATGGCACCCGGCTCGAAGCTGATGATCCACCGGGCGATGACCTCGGTGTACGGCAACATCGACGACCTCGGTGAGGTCATGGCGCTGCTGGCGAAGATGGACGCCAGCCTCGCCAAGCTCTACCAGGCCAAGGCCGGCGGCGATTTGTCCACATGGGAAGACGCCATGAAGGCCGAGACCTGGTACGACGAGGACGAAGCGGTCGCTGCCGGTCTGGCCGACCACATCGCTGAGCCTCCCAGCAAGTCCGGTGAGGACACCACCAACTCCTCCACCAAGTCTCTCGCTGCCCGCGTGCCGCTGGTCGACACGAAGACCGGCGAGATCCAGCGGGAGACGTTCGAGTTCGACCCCGATGCACTCCGCAAGGCCCTGCGCAACGCGGCAAGCACGATCCAGAAGGAGGCGGCCAAGTGACCGCACCGACGATCCCCACCACCGCCTCCGAACTGGAGGAGATGCTGGGCGACGACAAGCAGCTCAAGAAGGTCTTCGAGAACGGTGGCCTGGGGCAGTTCATCAAGAACTACACCGCCGCGTCGATGGACAACGACGCGAGTCTCGGCGTGCAGATCCGTGAGCAGACGCAGCAGGTCCTGCACCAGATGCTGCGTGAGAACGGGCAGGACGTCTCCAACGCCCGGCTCGACCTCAACCCGCTGGACCACCAGAACCTGACCCTGAAGAAGAGCCAGGTCTACAACAAGCGCGCTGCGGGTGTCGCTCTGGACAACACCTTCCAGGACGCGGCCGAGTTCTTCCAGGCCACCTGGTTCAAGGCGAACTCGCTGCGCAACTGGAAGACCCTGGAGCCCAAGCGCACCAAGGCCGCCGAGATCCTGAACTCCTTCGGTTCGTCCATCCCGGACGCCGGTGGGTTCCTGATCCCGGAGAACCTGCGCGCCCAGCTGCTGTCGGTGGCGCTGGAGAAGTCCATCGTTCGTTCGCGGGCGACCACGATCCCGATGGATTCCCTGCGTGTCCCCATTCCTGCGGTGGACGACACCAGTCACGCCAACTCGATCTTCGGCGGCATCCAGTTCTACTGGGCCGAGGAAGGCGCATCTCTCACCGAGACGCAGGCTTCCTTCGGCCGCGTCGTGCTGGAGGCCAAGAAGCTCACCGGGTACTGCGAGGTGCCCAATGAGCTGATGATGGACGCCCCGGCGTTCAACGGTTTCCTCTCGCAGAAGTTCCCGCAGGGCCTGGCGTACTTCGAGGACCTCGGCTTCACCTCTGGCACCGGCGTCGGCGAGCCCGAGGGCTTCCTGAACGCGCCGTGCACCATTCAGGTGGCCAAGGAATCCGGTCAGTCGGCGGCCACCATTGTGTGGGAGAACATCGTCAAGTGCTACGCGAGGATGCTCCCCACCTCGCTGGACAACGCGGTGTGGATCGCCAGCATTGACACCTTCCCCGAGCTGGCCACGATGGCGCTGTCGGTCGGCACCGGTGGTTCGGCGGTCTGGCTGAACAACGGCCAGGTGGGTCCGCCGATGACCATCCTCGGTCGGCCGGTCATTTTCTCTGAGAAGCCGAACTCGCTGGGCAACGCGGGCGACATCAACTTCGTCGACCTGTCGTACTACCTGATCGGCGACCGGCAGGCGATGACGGCGGACTCCAGCCCGCATTACAAGTTCCAGAACGACAAGACCGCATTCCGCATCATCGAGCGCGTGGACGGCCGCAACTGGCTGCGCACCGCGATCACGCCGCACAACGGCGGCAACACGCTTTCCCCGGTTGTGCAGATCGCAGCTCGGTGATGTCCGGCCGGCGTCTGGCATTCAACCCCCAGACGCCGGCTCCCGCCGGGGTGGCAGTCACGCCCCACCCTCAGACAAGGAAGTGATCAACAATGGAAGCCCTCGGTCGACTCATCAACGTCGCCCCGATCGCCGCTGGCGTCGCCATCAGCATGAAGGACGCGACCGGCATCACCTTCGTGTGCACCGGCAATGACACCTTCACGCTGACCTGCGCGTCCACCTTCGGCGGCTCGTACGCGACGCCGGGCAACATCATCACCAACAAGTACACCAACACCGCCACCGACGGCACCGGGGCGTGGGTGGCGGCGACCCAGTCGGCTTCCAACGCGGTGGTCTCCACCAGCGGCACGGTGGTGTTCTACCTCAGCGCGAACTCGCTGCCGGACGGCAAGACCTACGTGAAGTGCAGCGTCGGCGGGTCCGGTCTGGTCATGGCCGTCACCCACGACCTGTCCGGCCAGCGCAAGCCTGCCAACCTCCCCAAGCTGTCGGCCTGATCACGGAATAGGAGAACTACTCATGTCCGTGCTCATCAGCGGCGACCAGCTCCGCACGATCGACCTGGGCATCAAGGTGGACCGCGCTGCGGCGAACCTGCCCCAGACCGCGACCGGTGCCCTGTTCACCGTCGCCGGTGGACGGGTCATCGTCACCAGCATCATCGGCACCGTCACCACGGTGATCCAGGCGCAGGCCAACGCGGTGAAGCTGCGCGCCACGCCCACCACCGGCTCAGTCAACGACCTGTCCGGCACCGTGGACATCAACGGCGCGGCCGTCGGCTCCTTGCTGTCGGCCACCGGCCTTGCCGGCGACGCGCTGGTCCTGTCGACCGGTGGCGGTATCTCCACGGTGCGCAACCGGATCGTCGTGGCCATCGGCACCATCGGCCTCAACACCGCTGCCTCCAACACCGGCCAGGTGAGCTGGTCGCTGACCTACGTGCCCTTCGACAACGGCGCGACGGTCACCGCCGCATAACCCTGGGAGAAGCGGGGGTAGAGGCAGCCGCCCCCGCTCTTCCCTTGGAGGACAAGAGATGTTGGTGACTTGTTCCAGGTGCACCGCGCAGTACTACGGGGATGCGCCTCGGTGTCCGCAATGCGGACTGGAGAACGTGAAGGAAGGCGACATGGCCAAGATCACCGTGGCCGGCGGCCCGAGTGACAAGAACGCCCCGGAGCCCGAGGTCGAGCAGACGCCGCCCGAGGTGGAGCCCGAGAAGGAGGCCACCGATGTCCCCGAGACGCCTCAGGAGGCTCCGGCAGCTCCTGTGGAGGCTCCTGCTCCCGCTGAGCAGCCCAAGCCCGCTGAGGACAGCGCTGTGACTCCGAAGGTCGAGGAGAAGCCGGCAACGGAGACCAAGACCGAGGAGAAGCCGGCTCAGTCCTGAGCCGCGCTGATCTGTTGCACAACCGGCATACGGAAGGTGGGAGCCGGCCATGAGTACGGAGACCGACCGGCTTCACCTGACGTCCCTCGACCCATCGATGGACGCCGCTTACGTCGACCACATGGGCACCACGGGATCGACCGATGCCCATGCCCTTGTGGTGCGCAACGGCGCGACGGCCGGCAAGGGCCAGGCCCTCCTGCTGCGATCGGACAACCCGAGTGCGCCGGCCGCCTCCATCCAGGGCACCGGCCAGCTCCTGTCGCTGAAGAACTCCTCGGGCGTCGAGCAGTTCGCGGTCGCCCAGGACGGCAGCTTCACGTCCGCCGGCTTCACCCTGCCGATCCTGGGCTCGACGTCCCGCAAGCCGGCCTGGAGGCCAGCGTCCTACGCCCAGCTCTTCCAGACCGGTCACGGATTCTCGGCGACCGGTGGCGTCGCCAGCTCGAACCTGAACGACACCACCACCGGCAACTTCATCCGTGGCACCCAGGCCGCGACCATCACCACCAACGCGACCGGTGCCCAGGCGAACATCCGCAAGACTGCGGTGACCTCCGCACTCGACCTGACCGGCAAGATGATCCGGCTGACGTTCAAGGTCGACGACGTCACCCACTTGAACAAGATGTACTTCTACCTTGGTAGTTCGGCGTTCTCGAACTACTTTCTGTGGGTCGTGCACACGCACAGCGCCAGCGCGGACAACTACGTCCAGTCCGGCGAGTGGGTCATCGTGGATCTGCAATGGGCTGACGTGAACGCGGCCTCCGGCTCGTACTCGATCAGCGCGACGCACGTGCCGAGCACCAGGACGGGCTTCACCGACTTCCAGTTGGCCGTCTTCGACGACGCTGCCGGCGCGGTGACCGCACACCTTCAGTCGGTCGAGATCATCCCGGACACCACCACGACGTTCCCGACTGGCGTCATCTCGATCACTTTCGATGACTCGTACCAGTCGGTCTACGACCTCGCCCGTCCGAAGATGGACACCTACGGGTACCGGGGCACGATCTACCACATCGCGGACGTCATCGGCACGAACCCGTACCTGTCGATGCCTGAGCTCAGGTCGCTGGCCAACTTCAGCGGTTGGGAGATGGCCGCACATGCGTTCACCTCAGCAGCGCACAACGCCGGCTACAACACCCTCACGGCCGCCCAGGTCAACGCCGAGATGCGCAACCTCAGAAGCTGGCTCTACACAAACGGATTCAACAGCGAGAACTTCGCATACCCAAAGGGTCACTTCTCGTCCACAACGGACGGTGTACCCATCGACCAGATCGCCAGCCAGTACTGGGCCACCTCACGCAGCATTATCTCGGAGAATATCGAGGTCTTCTCTCCGCCGATGCTCCAGCGCCTGCGGGCCAAGACCGGCATCTCTTCGGCCGGCACCTCGGTCAGCTCGATCACCGCCGCTGGTGGTCTGCTCGACCGATGCCAGCTCAACGGCTCCTGGCTGAACCTCTGCCTGCACCAGATCACGACGGGGACGGTCACCGACTCGACGCAGATCAGCCAGACCGACTTCAACACCTTGATGGACGGGATCAACAGCCGGGGCATTCCTGTGCTGCCGGTGTCCGACGTCATGCGTCTGTACTCGTAGGGGGTGGCACATGCTTCAAGACGTAGACCTCAGCTACCGCAACGGAATGCTCCAGACGGACAGCACGCTCGTGGTGGGCGCGTCCGGAGCGATCAAGTTCGGTGCCGCCGCTGACACCGACCTCTACCGGCTGTCCGCCAACTCCTTGGCTACCGACGGCGCGCTCACGGTCTTCGGCTCGATGCTGGTGGGCACCAACCCCGTCACCGGCGATAGCAACAACCCGAACCCCAGCGACAACGGCTTCAAGGCGTGGTCGTTCGACTGCGCCAACGCCACCGGGTCGTTCACGCCGGTGTCAGGGACGCTCTACCTGACCGCGATCCCGGTGCACAAGCCGGTCACAGTCACCAAGCTGTGGTGGGGTATGGGAGCGGCAGCGAACACCCCGGTCTCTGGCCAGAACTTCGCCGGCCTGTTCAACTCCAGCGGCACCTTGTTGCAGTCGGTGGGCATCGACACCCAGGTGGCCGGTTCCAACGGGCCACAGAACGCCACCATCACCTCGACCGCGCTGGCCGTGGGCTTCTACTGGGTCGGCATCCTTCAGAACGCCACGACACCGCAGCAGTTGGTGCGCTCGACTCCGGCGTTCCTGTCCATCGCGAACGCCAATCTGGCCGCCGCGAGCTTGCGAGCATGTGTCAACGGGACCTCGCTGACGGCCATGCCGGCGAGCATCACGCCAGCGAGCAACAGCCAGTCCGGCGCAGGCATCTTCTGGACGGCGGTGAGCTGATGACCAATCCAGTTCAGGGCGGGTGGTACGGCCTGCTCGACATCATCCAGACGAGCCGCGAAGAACGTCGCATTTGGAGGGAGACGATCCCCTCCGCCTGCCCCAACGACGGTGAGCCGTTGACCGGCGGTCCCAACGGCGAGTGGTTCTGCAAGTTCGACGGCTGGCAATGGGACGGAACCGTCGAGGGCGCACAGCCCTGAGCCAGCTGGACAACTGAATACATCGTCATCCGGGAGAAATCCCTAGGCCAGAATGCAAGGCGAGGAGACGCAGCATGAGCGCCACCGCGAACGGTGAGGGCGTGTGGTACTGCACACGTGAGGACATCAAGCGCGCCCTGGACTTCCAGAGCACGTCACAGATCTCGAACTCACGCATCGACCGCAAGATCGAGGCGTCGTCGCGGTCCATCGAAGGCGACCTGCTGCGCTACTTCTTCCCGAGCACCGACACTCAGACGTTCGACTGGCCCGACCACCAGTTCAGCCTGCCGTGGCGGCTGTGGCTCGACCAGCGCGAGATGGCGGCAGCTCCGACTCAGGTGCTTGCGGCCGGCGTGGACATCACCGCGTACGTCCTGGCACGTCCCGACTATGGGCCGCCGTTCACCAAGCTGGAGATCAACCTCGGCACGGGCTCGTCCTTCAATTCCGGCGCCACCCACCAGCGCTCGATCTCGGTCACGGGCGTCTTCGGCTACTGCGCCAACGAGGATCCGGCCGGCACCCTGGCAGGCACCATCAACTCCTCGGTCACCACGCTGACGGTCTCCGACGGCAACCTCGTGGGCGTCGGCACGATCCTGCGCATCGACTCCGAGCGCCTGATCGTCACCGACAAGCGGATGGTCGACACCACCTACACCGCCCAGGGTGCGCTGACCGCCAACACCAACAGCGTGACGCTGCCGGTGCTCGACGGCACCAAGTTCGACCTCGGCGAGACGCTGCTGGTCGACTCCGAGCGGCTGCTGATCACCGACATCGGCGGCAACAACCTTACCGTGAAGCGAGCCCAGAGCGGCTCTGTGCTGGCCGCTCACAACTCCGGTGCCGCCCTGTACGCCGAGCGCCTGTGCACGGTCACCCGGGGCGTTCTGGGGACCACCGCGGCCTCGCACACGGCCACCACCGCGATGGTCAGGCACCGGGTGCCCTCGCTGATCCGTGACCTGTGCATCGCCGAGACCGTGACGGGCCTGCTCCAGGAGATGGCCGGCTACGCCCGCACCATCGGCACCGACGTGGTCCGGCAGGTGCTCGGTGTGGGCCTGGAGGACGTGCGCGACCGAGCCAAGAAGCGGTACGCCAGGCTGCGCACCCGCACGACGGCGAGGTCGGTCTGATGGGTCTCGCAATCACCGCCAAGGAGCTCACCGAGAACGTCGCCTCGGTGCTGCTGGCAACCGGGCTGTTCGAGCGGGTCAACCAGTACGAGCCCAAGAGCGCGCCGGGCAACGGATTGACGGCCGCCGTCTGGTTCACCTCCCTGGACCCCTACCCGGGCGGCTCGGGCATCAACGCAACGACCGGGACTTACGTCTTCACCATCCGGCTCTACACCTCGATGCTCTCGGACCCGCAGGACATGATCGACCCGAACCTCATCGACGCCTGCGACACGCTGTTCGACGGCTTCTCCGAGGACTACGAGCTGGACTCCTCGGTGCGCAACATCGACCTGCTCGGCGAGACAGGCAACAGTCTGTCGGCGCGGTCGAAATACCTGGATCAGGATGGCAAGCTCTTCCGGATCATCGACATCACGTTGCCGCTGATCGTGAATGACGTGTGGGTGCACAATGCCTGACACCGTCGAATTCATCGGTCCCTACTTCGACAGCCGCTACGACGCGGCCTCTGCTCACATGGACCGGCAGATCGAAGACGACGTCGCCCACCATGGCGTGGAGATCGTGCGCGGCAACATGTCCGCCTCCATTCACGTCGATGGCCCTGGCTACGCCTCCAGGCACGTGAAGGCTGACCGGGCAACCTCGCAGGGAACTGACGTCTACGACGACAACGCCACCTACGGCCCATGGCTGGAGGGCACCGGTTCCCGCAACGAGACGACTCGCTTCAAGGGGTACGCCTCGATCCGCCGCTCTGTGCAGCAGCTCGACCGTGACTCCGACAAGTACGCACAAGCCGCTGTGGACGCCTTCGTCCGCGAGATGAACAGCTGATCCAGGAAAGGAGGCGCAATGGCAGGCAAGCAGAGCGGTCTCGGCGACAACCTTTACGTCGACGGCATCGACCTGAGTGGCGACATCTCGGCGATCGACCAGGCTGGTGGTGGGCCGGCGATGCTCGACGTCACCTCGATCAAGAGCTTCGGTATGGAGCGCATCGGTGGTCTCCGTGACGGGGACATCAACTACACCTCGTTCTTCGACAACGCTGTGGGGGCTGCGCATCCGACGTTGTCCACGCTGCCGACAGCAGACAGGGTGATGACCTACTGCCGAGGCACCACGCTGGGCAACCCGTCCGCCAACATCGTGGCCAAGCAGATCGGCTACGACCCCAAGCGCGACGGTGTCGGCAACCTAGCCGTCTCCATCGCGGGCCAGGCCAACCAGTACGGCTTGGACTGGGCCATCCAGCTCACCGCAGGAATGCGGACGGACACGGCGGCCACCAACGGAACGTCGGTCGACCAGATCACCGTGTCCACCGCGTTCGGATGGCAGGCATACCTCCACCTCAACGCCTTCTCCGGCACGGACGTCACGGTGAAGTTGCAGGACAGCGCGGACAACAGCTCGTTCACCGACCTCGCGTCTGGGGCGTTCACGCAGATCACCACGACCACGCCACGCGGACAACGCCTCGCCGTCGGCGGCACCGCTGTGGTGCGCCGATACATCCGCGCAGTCACGGTCACCACAGCTGGCTTCACCTCGGCGACGTTCGCCGTCTCCTTCACCCGCAACACGGTCAAGGTGGTGTTCTGATGATCCCTGTTCTTGCCAGCGCGCTGGACAATGACCAGGTCTCCTATCGAATCGTCAATCCGGAGGACACGCACTTCCGTCGCATCTCTTGCGAGGAAGCGGACTGCGAGCACCAGGAGTTCGGCTGGCAGTCGCTGATCGATGAGTCGACCGAGCTCGGCCAGCGTCAGGCGCACTACATCCGAACCCAGTCCGGCCGGAAGTTCACCGAGGACCGCAACCCGGGCGGCACCATCACGGTGTTCTCGTTCGAGGCCGGACAGCGGTGCTTCATGGAGCACAAGACGAACGTGGGGAAGAACCCGCTGTTCCTGGTGCATTCCCGCACCCGCCAGTTCCAGCACACCTCGGCACAGAGCTGGGCGGATGACCTCCACACCCACCAGGACAAGGTCCTGCGCACGATCGAGAAGGGCTGACCAACATGGCCAAGCAGAGTGGTCTCGGGTACTCCATCAACGTCGATGACGCTGGCGGCACCGCGCGAGACATCAGCAACGACGTCACCGACTTCAACTACGCGATGCCGCGCGCCGTCGAGGAGACGACCGGTGTCGACAAGTACGCCATGGAGCGCATCCTCACCTTGGCGGACTTCAGCATCTCGCTGAACGGCATCTTCAACAACGCCGCCAACAAGTCGCACGACGTGCTGAAGACCGTGCCGTCCACTTCGGTCAACCGCACCACCACCCTGGCGATCACGGGGCCGACCTCGGTGACCAGCACCCTGGCCAACGAGTGCCTCTACTCGGACTACCAGGTCAAGCGCGACAACACCGGCAAGCTCACCTGGACCGCGCCCGGCATCCTGGCCGACGGCAACGTTCCGACCTGGACGTGAGTCATGGGATTCAAGAAGCCCAAGCGCACATACGTCCTGGAGTTCCAGGACGAGACTGACTACGAGGACCTGGTTGTGAAGGTCAGGCCCCCAACGGTTGGTGAAGCCCTCCGGAACATGGACCTGTCCTGGATGTACGAAGACGAGCTGACCGAGGAGCAGCGCGTCGCCAAGCTCATGGAGCTGTACGAGCTGTTCCTCACCCGGTTGGTCTCCTGGAACATCGAGGATGAGGACGATCAGCCGGTGCCGACCACGCTAGAGGGGCTCCAGTCGCTGGATCAGGACTTCGGTCTGCGGATCGTGCGGTCGTGGCTCTTCGAGACCTCGGCGGTGTCCCGCCCTTTGGAGAGCGGCTCGCCAGGTGGAGATCCGTCGGTGGAGGCATCGATTCCGATGGAACCCCCGTCACAAAGCCTCGCGAGCTGATCTACGCCCAGAACGTGCTTCGACTCCTTGACCGATTCCCAGGGTACCGGCTGTGTGAACTGCTGGATGAAGACGCTGAGCTGTTGCGGTTACTGAGGATTGTTCAACTTGGAGGTGATGAATGATGAGTGAAGTCAAGATAAAGGTCACCTCCCAGGACGACACCAAGGGCACTCAGCAGGTCATCCGCAACGGCTTCGGCGTCACCGGCAAGGAGGCCGGCAAGCAGTTCTCCGAGGAACTGGAGAAGGAGACCAGCAAGGGCAGCGAGAAGGCCGGCAAGGAGTCGGGCAAGAAGACCAGCCAGAAGGCCAAGGAGTCCGCCAAGAGCGAGATGGCTGGCGGACTCGGCTGGCAGGCCCTGCTGGAGATCGGAGCTCCTGCCGCTGGCATGGCCGCAGGTGTCTCGATCACCAGCGGTCTCGCTCTTGGGCTTGAGGGCGCGGTCTTCGCCGTGGCTCGTATGGACACGCAGGTTCAGACCCGGCTATCCATGATGGGCCAGGACATCGCCGCCAAGGCGAAGGACTGGGCGACCGGTCTCGCTGCCCCCGTCGACCAGGGCCTTGCTCGTATCCAGGTCGGGTTCGATCACCTGGCTCCGGAGATCGATCAGGCGCTTCACAACGCCTCCACCAACTTCGACACCCTTGCGGCCTCAGCGGTGTCCTTTGCCGACCAGGCGATGCCTGGGGTGGTGAGAGCCTCCAGCCAACTGGCTCCGCTCTTCCAAGGAATCAAGGTCGCGGCTGGCGACATGGGCAAGGGCACCGGAGACGCTCTGGACACCCTGAGCCAGCACTCCGGCACGGCAGGTGTCGCCATCCAGGGCCTGGGCAAGGACTACCAGATCCTGCTTGGCACGGCTGCGCCCTTGATTGGTCACCTCACCGATCTGTGGGCGCAGCACTCGGCCGAGGTGACCCAGCTCGTCAGCTCAACAGGTGGAGCTATCACCGGCCTCGCTACTGGAGCACTCCCGGTACTCGGCACCGCCTTCGGCGGTGAGATCAAGCTGATCTCGCAATTCCTGACCGTGTTGCAGCCAGCAGCACCTGTGCTTGGCGCGGTTGGTTCCGCTGCTCTATCGGCCTACACCAACGTGCGCCTGCTGGGCACCCTCGAAGGCCCGCTCAACAGCGTCTCCAAGAAGCTCCAGGACGCAGGCGACCCAGCAACCCGGTTCGGCCAGACCACCACGACCATCGGCAACGCCATGGGCAAGCTCGGCAACGCCCTGCCGCTGGTCGGCATCGCGCTGACCGCTGTGGGCGTCGCTGAGGAGCTCGATGCCCAGCATGGTGAGGAACTGTCCGCCACCATCAGCAAGCTCTCCCAAGAACTGATTCAAGGCGGCAAGGCGGGCAGCGACGCCAGCACCCAGCTGAACCAGCTGCGCTTCCAGGCATCGGACGCCAAGGACAAGATCGACCAGTTGGAGAAGAGCCAGGTCCAAGGCACCCAGACCGCTAGCTCCTACGGCCTGATGGCCGGCTCGAACGCGACCGCCATCGCCGAGAACAGCCAGACGATCCAGGACAATAAGAAGGTCGTCGACGACTCGCTGAAGGCGTACAACGACTACGCGGCCAGTCTCGGCGCGGCAGCCATGAACATCGACCAACTCACCGGCAAGACGCAGGTCTACGCCGGGGATGCTCAATCGGCTTCGTCGAACACCGCTCAGCTGACCATGGACATGGACGTCTTATCCTCCAGCGCATCCACCTCCCAGCAGCGCATCCAGTCTCTCCAGGACGCCTTGAAGCTGTTGTCGGACCATGGCTTGGAGAAGGCCGACGACGCCCAGGACCAGTTCAACTCGCAGCTCGACGCCTTCGTGCAGCAGCTGGCCAATGCCAAGGGTGGCGTGCTCAATGTCAACGGTGAGCTCAACACTCTCACCGAGCGCGGGCGTGACACCCGGCAGGTGATGGAGCAATCCCGCGACTCGATGGTCACCTGGGCCCAGTCGGCTGCGGACGCACACATGCCTGCGTCGCAGATCACCGACCAGCTCAACGCGATGGCCGACCAGCTGGTCAACACCATGGTCAAGGCCGGAATGAGCCGTGACGCCGCCTGGAACCTGTTGTCGACGTACAAGCTGTTGCCCGCCAACATCATGACCAACATTGACGCCAACACCACGCCTGCGATGAACGCCGCCAACAACCTGGTCCGCACCATCAATGGAATGCGCGCGGTGGTGACGGTCGACGCTCAGGGCAACACCGCGTCGGTCAAGCCAATCAATGGTGGGCGGCCCTACAACGCCCACGGTGGCGTGATCGGCTCAGCTGCCACCGGCAAGGTGTTGCCGGGCAACCTCACGGTGGTTGGTGAGCAAGGCGCTGAGCTGATCGATGTGCCAGCTGGTTCCTCCGTCATTCCACACAGCGGAGTCGGTGATGCCCTGCGTCAGGCCGGTGCCGGCCAGGGCAACGGCATCCAGAAGCTGGAGCTGATCGTGGGTCCAGGAGCTGACCAAGCTGTCGCCAAGATGATCAACCAGCTCATGCGTGAGGGCCAGATCCAGATCCGTTCGCAGTACATCGCCAACTAGGAGAACCCCATGCATCGCTACAAGTGCTGGAATGGACCGGCTCCGACTATCGCCGCGCAGCAGCAGGTGACCACCGGCACCGCCATCAAGACCATGCTCCAGATCGCGACGCCGAGCACCCGCATGATCCAGCTCGTGTCGTGGGGCTTCTCGGTCGACGACCCGCCCGGTGCTGACGCGACCTTCGAGCTGCTGGAGACGGACGTGGCGGCCACGGGTCTGACCGCGCACGTGGCCGCAGGCGTCCAGCCGGTGTGGCCTGGTCTGCCGGCCTCGCTGATGACGCTGAGCACGTCAGGGACTGGTTACGCCAGCACCGCGCCGACTGAGGGCACCATCACCGCGACTCGGGTTTTCGACGTGGTCTCGATGTCCTCGGTGTCCGCTGAGGCTGCTCCGGTGATGCAGTACGCGTTCCAGTTCCTGGAGGCAGAGCGGCCGATCATCAACGTCTCGAAGTTCCTGCGCGTGCGCGCCACCACTCCGACAACCGCGGTGGACATGCGCTGCTGGGTCTGCTGGGACGAGTGAGCCCTGAGATCCCCCGGAACGAGAGGAGGTGAACTGTGCGGAGGCAGATGCGTCCGGCCCTGATCGAGGACCAGAGGCGGCTTCTCAGGGGCAGGCACGACACCAGCGTGCCGATGCTGGGCGCTGGCGCGGTCGGTGGCGTGCCGATCCTCACGCAGCAGTTCGGCGACTCGCTGCACCTCATGGTGGAGATCGCTTGGGGTGCGGACCTGAACGCGAGCTCCACCACCTGGGGATGGTCGGAAGTGACCACCGACGTTCAGGTGGCCTCGAACCAGAACCTCTCCATCACCGTGGGGCGCACCGACGAGCACTCCACCGCCTCGCCGGCCTCGTGCAAGTTCACGCTGGACAATCGGCTGAACAAGTACTCGCAGTCGCCGCTGGGATCCAACTGGCCCAACGTGAAGCGCAGCACCCCGATCCGGATCCGGCTGCTGCTCGACGGCATCCCCTTCACGCTGTTCGAGGGCAACGCCGTCGGCTTCAACCCGGGCTGGGACGTCACGGGCGAGTACGCCATCACCAAGGTCACCGCCAACGGCTTGCTCCGCCGGCTCGGGCAGGGCAACAAGCCGATCCAGTCCGCCATGCGGCACTACACACCAGCCGTGGCAGGGCTTCTCGCCTACTGGCCGATGGAGGACGACGCCTCCGCGCCAGCTCTCGCCTCGGCGCTGCCGGACGGCAGGCTGATGACGTACGCGCTGGGCACCGACGTGGTGCAGCCGAACTCGAAGTTCTCCTTGCACCAGAACAGCTCGTTCCTGTGCTCGGACTCGATCCCGGTCTTCAACGGCATGGCCTACGCCGATGTCCCGCTGCCGGTCGGCACGACGAACACCGCTCAGGTCCGGATGCTCGTGGCGTGGCCGCAGGCGTCCAGCGCCCTGCCGGACGGCACCGTGGTGATGCGGGCGTGGTCCACGGGCGACATCAGGTCCTGGGAGTTGATCTACTACACCGGGGGCAGCCTCGGCGTGAAGGCGTACGACCCCGCCGGCACCGTGCTGACCGACACCGGGCCGCTGGGATACATCCTCAACGGACTCAACCTGCTGGTTCAGGTTCGGATGGCGGCGAACGGCTCGAACACCAGCGGGACGCTGTCCACGATGGGGCCAGGCGACTTTGAGCCGGCGGAGAACACCTTCTCCGTGACGGGGAACATCGGCAACGTCACCTCGGTCCAGCTGCTGCCAGCGAACGTGAACACCAGCGTGGCGATCGGGCACCTTTCGGTGCAGAACCAGGTCACCGACATCTTCGACATGATCCAGCCGTTGTCCGCCTTCGATGGCGAGACGGCCGAGGACCGAGCGACGCGCCTACTTGGTCTGGTCAATATCGATCCGGTGGCCTACTCCAGCGATGGCCTTGTCACTTCGGTCTTCATGGGGCCGCAGCGCATTGACACCGTGGTGAACCTGCTGCGTGAATGCGAGCAGACTGAGCCAGGTGTTTTATTTGACGGCCTCAACGGCTCGCTGAGCTTCTTTTCGCGCACGTACCTGGAGAACCAGTCTGCCAGCCTCACCATTGATGCCACGAGCAGCGACATCGCGCCATCGTTCGATCCGGCCGACGATGACCAGCTACTGCGCAACCGATGGACCATCCAGCAGCGCAACGGCTCCTCTGTGGTCTTCGAGGATACCGATGGCCCGCTGGGCACCAACATGGTCGGTCTGTTCGAGGACTCGGCCACGGTCAACCTGAACTCCAATGAGGTGGGCAGCCTGGGGGGTGCCTACGGAATCAAGGGTCTCCAGGAGAGGGCGTCCTGGCGTGTGCACGAGAATACGGTGCAGGGCTACCGCTATCCGTCGCTGAATCTGGCGTTCCATCACTCGCCACATTTGCTGGACAGCTGGCTGAACATGGGGATTCTGGGTCGCGTCGACATCACCAACATCGAAAACGCCTACACCCAGATGCCTGCGCAGACCATCTCTCTACTCATTCAAGGTATGACATGGAACATCAATAAGTTCGTGGTAAGTGTGGCCGCGAACTGCTCCTCCTATGATCCCTGGCGAGTGGGTGTGCTGGCTGCTGACAGCGGCGACACCGGCGAGTTCGTCATGCGGTTGGACACCGACGACAGCGTTGTGGCGATGAATGCTGATATCGGTGCCGCCAGCATCTCGGTGACGACAGCATCCGGTCCAAACTGGACAACGGACTCGGATGACTTCCCACTCCTGGTCGACATTGACGGCATCGTGGTGAGTGTCACCAACATCACCGGTTCGGGCACAACACAGATTTTCACGGTCGACTCCTCCACCGTGACGAAGACACTCGCTGCCGGAGTCTCGGTGTCCGTGTGGCGACCGACGGTCCTGAGTTTGTAGGGGGCATTGATGACATTTCACGCGGGGCAAAAGTTCGCGGCATCGGAGGCCGATCAGATCGGCTCTACTTCATTCCAGTTCATCGGGGCGTCGCAGACATCGTTCCCTCAGAACATGACCGTCACACCTACTGACCTCACGGGCACGTCGCTGACGTTTACCACGCAGTACTCGAACACCAAGGTGCTTGTCACCGCGTTCTTTGACATCTCTTTCACTAACAATGTGGACGTCGGCGTCACGGGTGCCAATTTCATCGGTGTGGCTCTGGTTGATGGGGTCAGCTTGGGTGGCACAGCTGAAGCGCATTTCAATGGGGTTAGGGGTACAATCGGTCAGCAATGGAGTCCCATTCTCCCTCTGGCCGGAAGCCATACCATCAAATTGCGTGGGTCTTACTTCGGGCCTGGACCGACCGGCAACATTCAGACGGGGCAGTCCACACGCTGGACCGCGATCGTGTTCGGCCCATGATGAGCAGAAGCCCCCTCTACTGCCTCACGGCGGTGGAGGGGGCTTTTTCGCGTCTTCCGCTACAGCCGGGCGGCGTAGCCCTCCAACTGGGACTGGATGCCCTCCAACCCGTAGTACCCCTTCTGGATGTGCTCGCCGACGACGTTGGCCAGTTCGCGCACGATGGTGGTGAGCTCCTCGCGGTTGTCGCCCCGGCACATGTCCCAGAGCTCGTTGAGGGCATCGGAGATCTTCTGGTCTGCCTCGCGCATGATCGCCACCGGCATGTCACCGGTCACCCGCAACAGCCGGACCCTGAGGTCCTCGATCTCGCTCATCGGAGCTCCGGCGGTGGGATGTGCAGGGTCAGCGAGATCATGTCTGTGACGTTGCGGGCCATCTGAGCGCCGTCGCGTTGCTCGACGTCCTTGAGGTAGTCCTCGGCTCCGGCGGTGTCCCCGATGGACAGCAGCCCCATCATGAAGAGCACATGGACCTGAGCTCGGTTGGCCAACCGTCGCTGTTCGGGGGATTGCTCTTCTGGCTCGGGCATTTCTTGGCTCGCTCCACGCAGATGGGGCACGCATCGATGTGCAGGTCAGGGGTGACGTCTCGGTCGACGTAGACGAAGGACCCGCACAGACCGGCGGCCATGCGGGCACCTCGGAAGTTGATGACGAACTCGGTGGGGACGTGCAATAACGGCCTAAAGACGCCGATCTTCCACTCGGTCATCGGCTAACTCGCCTGGCTGGGAATCGCGGACTCGG